ATAAGTCCGTCTTCAAGTTCTTCATTAAGTTTGTCTCCATCAAGTAGTACGAGTCTATCGGTTAGTCCATCAAGTAGTGTGTCTGCATCTACAAGCCCATCACCAAGTAGTTCAATTTCACCAAGTAGTAGTACAAGTTTAAGTTTAAGTCCTTCAAGTAGTATAAGTGCATCTTTATCTCCAAGTAGTTCTATTTCGCCAAGTAGTTCAATAAGCTTAAGTATAAGTCCATCATCGTCATTAAGTCCTTCAAGTAGTGCATCAGCATCTCCATCACCAAGTCCAAGTCCAGCGGTAGATATGGTTCCAAGAATTATTATTAGAAATTCTAATACAGATAAAATATTTAAAATGAATAAACATAATTTTATTCTAACAGGAGATGATAATAATATTATCATAAAGGAGGTGTAACAATATGGAAACATTTAAAATAAAAAAATCTGATACAAAGCCATCATTAAATGCAACTCTACAATATAATAATGGTTCTGCAGTAGATTTAACTGGTGGAACTATATATTTTAATATGGGTAATCTAAGTGATTATAGCATTTATCGTTCTGGTCTTGCTACAATTACCGGCTCTACAACTGGACAATGTCAATATAATTGGGATGTTCTTGATACTGGTTCTGTGGGAACTTATTGGGGAGAATTTGAAGTAACGTGGGGTGCTGGAAGTACTTTGACATTACCAAATAATCATAATTTAAAAATAGAAATATTTGAGGATTATAACTGAGATGGTAGTTAAGGTTAATGTGATTGGTATTCCCAAAGTGCAGCTTATGCTTATTGCTAAGGATGCTGCAGTTAAAGTAGCAGCACAAGCAGCAGTTAAACAAGCTGGATTTTTTGTTCAGGGAGAGGTAAAAGATAGCGTCGCTGGGCGAAAAGCTGAACCACGGTCAGTTGATACAGGACGATTTTTAAACTCTATTGGCACTGAGTTCCCAAAACCCTTAGTGGCTGTTGTTGAAACACCTTTGGATTATCCTACAGTTTTGGAATTAGGAGGGGCTAATAGAGCACCTCGACATCATTTTAGGAATACTGCTAAAAGAAGTCAAACAAAAGTTAAAGATTTTGTTCAAACGAAGATTAATGCAGTTATATAAAATAATTCTATGTTTATTTAAATGATATTCTATTTATATTACTAAGATGCAAGTGAGTATCTTGAATAACACCAAGTGAGGTAATAAAGTGACAGTAACGAAAGTAAATAGTGCGACATTTATATCAGATTTAATAATCCTAATCAGAGATAACCTTAAAAATAATATTGATGACCCATTAAATAGGCCAGCAAATCAAAAATTTATTATGACAAGCTATCCTCAAACAGCTGTTAACTATCCTGTAATAACTATTACAGACACTGGGTCAAGACAAGAAGGAAAACTAGGAATGGGCAGTCAAGGAACAGTGCTTCGTTTGGGAGTAGAGATTAGAGTATGGGCTAGGAATGTTAAGGAGAGAGATACAATTTTTAATGAAGTTCATGAATATTTAAGAATTAATCAAATAACAGGAGATGATTTGAATGATGCTAATTTATATGATTTTAATATGGATAGTGTTGTTAATGTATCAGAACCTGATGTCAAATCTAAAGTGGGAGAATTTACTTTTTTATACTTATGTGTTTAAAAGGGGGTGAAAATGAATGAGTAAATATTTAAGTGACCAAAATTCTTTGTCATTTCTTTACGAAAGTGGAACATACGCTACAACAAGTGGTACAAACCAGTGGATAGGTATGGTCCAAGAGCACACTCCTGATGAAAATACTAATGTTATTCCAATAAGATATCAAGGTTCTACCGATAGAAATGTTGATATTTTCGAGGATGGTAATTTAGACTTTACAGGAACGTTTACATATTTCCCACAGGATTGGAAATTTTTAGGAATGGCTATTGGAAGTACTAGTGATACAGCCGCAGCAGGGTCTCATGTTTTTACAGAAACGAATAGTGATGATGCAATTTATAATATTGCAGGACAGTCTTTGACTAGCTTCACTTTAGAAGATAGTAAGAATAATGGAACTGCCGGAAGTAATTTTATTAGAACATTTAATGGATGTGTAATAGATTCTTTGGGAATTACATGGAGTCAAGGAGAACCAGTAAGTTGTGAAGTTGGTTATATGGCTCAATCAGATACATTTACATCTGGAGCAGTAACAAAGGTTACACCAACTACGACAAGACCATATATGTATAGTAAAGCAACATTACAGATTCCATCAGGAACAGATGTTGATAATGCAACAGAGTTTGCACTTACTATAACTAACAATTTAGAAGCAGGTCATTATAATAATGGTAGTAGAGTGATTAAAGAATCATTACCATTAAATAGAGATTATGAATTATCTGCAACAGTTAAAATGGATTCAGTGAATGCAAAAACATTTTATGATAATTACTTCTTAGGAGGTAGTACATTTAATGCAATGATTGAATCAATTGGAGCAGCAGGCAGTGCATTTATTGTAATGAGTGGATGTAAAGTTACAGACATGGATACACCATCACCAGTTGAAGGAAGTCACGACCAGACATTAACAATAGTTCCGCAGCATGTTAGTGCTACTGTAGAGGATGCAATTGTAGATTACAACGCGTGGTAAACAAAAATTTTTTTTATCTTCTTTATTTTTTGAGAAGAGTAGAACAATATAGTATGAAAGGAGGTTACACGAATGAAAAACATATCAAAAGAAAAATGTTTAATTGCAAGAGATGGAGAAGGTAAACTTATACCTGTTACTGTTGTACTTGAAAGTTTGCCAGAAAAGCCTTCAGCTACAATAATTCCCTTAACAAAAGGAGAGTTTCAAGATATTGTTCAAAAGCCTGATAAAGAAGATGAGTTATTAAGAACACATATTATTAATCCGACATTTACAAAAGAAGAATTTAAGTTTATTAAACCAGCATTATATGGTGCGATTAAAATTGCTATTTTAGCATTAACAATTGATGCATCACAAACAGAAGTTCAAGATTCATCAACAAAAGCATTACTTGATTCAATAGAGGTAAAAAAAAACTCTATCGGAACGAGCAAAAATTAAGTTGGTTTCTTCATGAAAGAGGATATACGTTTTTTGATATTTCAAAACTTACATATCCGGAAATTAACATGCTTATAGATGAGAACAATAATATACAGAAAGAAAAAGAAAAAGAAATAAAAAAAGCAAACCGGAAAAGTAAAAGAAAAAGATAATGGTAGGAGTTTTAGGTGGTATGGCAGGAGGAGCGGCAGTTACGATAGTTATACAAGCAATTGATAGTTTCTCTGGAGTATTTGCTAAAGTTAATAAAACAATGCTTTTAACTGGAGCAGCTATTACAGCAATAGGTATAGCAGGATTAGCAGTTACCAAAGGTTTAATTAATACAGCAGCAGAATTTGAATCAGCATTTACTGGAGTTAGAAAAACAGTAGAATTAAGTGAAGCAGAATTTGAAAAATTAAGACAGAATTTTAAAGATTTAAGCAAAGAAATTCCTGTAACCTTTGTTGAGTTAAGTAAGATTGGTGAAATAGCCGGACAGTTAGGTGTTAGTGGTGTAAATAATATTACTAAATTTACTGAAACAATAGCAGGTATTGCAGTAACTACAAATTTAACAGCAGAACAAGCAGCTACAGATTTTGCAAGATTTGCAAATATTATGAAAATGCCAATTGACCAGGTAGATAGACTTAGTTCGGTTGTTGTAGGACTTGGTAATAATTTTGCAACTACAGAAGGAGAGTTAGTTGAAATGGGAATGAGAATTGCTGGTGCCGGTGCAGCGTTAGAATTTTCAGAAGGACAAGTAATGGCGTGGGCCGCTGCTTTAAGTTCAGTTGGTGTAGAAGCACAAATGGGTGGTACTGCTATTTCTAAAATGATGATTAATATTAGTAGTATGGTTTCTAATGGTTCAGAAGATTTAGAAGGGTTTGCGGAGGTAGCAGGAATGACATCAGAAGAATTTACTAAAGCATTTAAAGAAGATGCTTCTGGAGCGTTACAAACATTTTTTGTTGGATTAGGAAAAGTTAAAGAAAATGGAGGAGATGTTTTACAAACACTTGAAAAACTTGATATAAAAGAAGTGAGATTAAGAGATACTGTTCTTAGATTGTCTGGAAGTACTAATACATTAAATGATGCGCTGGGTATGGAAGGAACTTTATGGAAAGAAAATACTGCAGCGGTAGAAGAAGCAGAAAAAAGATATGCTACAACAGAATCTCAAGTAGACATTCTTAAAAATAAATTTGATTCACTTAAAGATGATATGGGAAAAGCACTTATACCTGCGTTTATTGGTTTAGTAGATATCTTAGGAAAATTAGTTGGATGGTTAGAAAAACATCCTACATTAACTAAGTTTGCAGTAGCTGCATTAGCAATAGGTAGTGCATTAGCTGTTGTAGTTGGACCATTAATAATTCTTATTGCTATATTACCAGCATTTGCTGCAGGAATAGGATTAGTATCAGCTGGATTTGTATCACTGACAGCTGCAGCTTTACCTGTATTAGTACCTATTCTTGCTATAATTGCAGCACTAGCATTAGCAATTGCAGCATATAAAGCATTTAAAAAATTCTTTGGTAAAGAAGAAGACAAAGGAACTAATTTTAAAAGTGAAAAAGATGGAACAATATTTTTAAATGCTACAAAAAAACAAGCAAAAGAACATGAAGTTATTGCATTAAATGATTTTATACTTACAAGTAGTGGTAAGATAATAAAACCAAGTCCACAAGATACAATCATTGGAACAAAGCATCCAGAAAGTTTAAGTAGTGGAACAACAATTATTGTTCAAGGAAATATTACAGGAGTTGATCCTGACGACATGGCTGATGCATTTGCAACTAAACTAGATAAAATAATTAGATTATAAAATGGTAATAAATACAAAATTAGAAATTAATAATATTGAATATAACAATTCAATTCAAATACAAGTAAATAAAACAATGAATGAATTTAATTCTACTAGTAATTTTATAATTGAATTTGATAATAAAAATGGTCAATATGATAACACATTTTCATTAAATGAAGATGTTGAAGTATGGGCAGATAAAGATATAGCAGCTACTACTAAGATATTTTTGGGAATTATAGAGGATATACAATTTAAAGGTAAATCCCAAAAAGAACGTATTGTTTTAACGGGTCGAGATTATGGTGCAATTCTTCAAGATATTATTGTTAGTCCAAGAATTTTTACAGATACAGAAACAAGTTCTATCGTGAAATCATTAATGATACAAAATGCTTCTGGAACAGGAATAACATTAACCAATATTAATGTAACAAGTACAACAGTTGATAAAATAACATTTAATAATATATCTTTATTTGATGCTTTAAAGCAATTAGCTGATATTGCAGGATTTTATTTTTATATTGATGTAGATAAAGATTTAAATTTTATTCAGAGAGATAGTATTTCTTCTGGTTTAACTTTTAATAATACCAATGTTACAAATGCAAATTTTAAACAATCAGATAGTGATATTTCAAATAATGTTTCAGTTTATGGTGATAGACAATTAACTGGAGTAAGAGAAACATTTTCAGCACAAGCTGGAAGTGAATATGTTTTAGATGATAAGCCTCATAATGTTTCAGTTATTGGAAGTGCGAGTCCTAATGTTCCTATACAACCTGGTGGAATAGATGGAGTAAATTATCCTGCAACTGAAGATGTACAGTTTTTAGTAAACTTTAATTCTAGAAGCGTTATATTAACAAGTGGAACAACTGCTGGAGATAATTTAGGATGGACTGGAAGTTCTGTTATTATTGATTATCAAAGAAGTAGTCCATTGATTAGTGTTCAAGTTGATTCAACAAGTGTAGCTACTTATGGTCAAAAAGACAAAATAATTATTGATAGAAATATTAAAAGTCAAGATGAAGCAACATTAAAAGCCATCACATATCTTACTGAAAATAAAGACCCAAAGACACAAGGAACAGTATCTGTATATGGTGTTGTTGATGTGACTCCAGGTAATACTGCTATTGTAAATATTCCATTTCATGGAATTGTTACTCAAACATATATGATGTTAAATGCAAAATATGTTTTTAATCCAAATACTAATTTATCAAATCAAGTTTTAACAATCACATTAAATAAAAAAATTAAAGATTTTATTGATTATATGCGAGATCAGGAAATAAGATTAAGAATGCTAGAAGGAAGTGAAACTGATACATCAATTACAAATGTCGAATTGGGTGCTGGAAGTATTGTAGTTGGACAAAGCTATAATGTAATTAGTAGAAATATTGGTTCAGCATTTTATTTTCATATTCCTGGACATAATCAATTAGATAGTTCAACGGCACTTTTGGGAGACATGAGAGCAGGTTCGCAGGTGGTAAGTGGTTAATATGGTATTTAAAAAAGGACATAATCTTAATAAAGGAAAGAATAATCCAATGCATGGAAAAATTCCTTGGAATAAAGATAAAAAATTTAAAAAAATAAACGGAAAAAAACAAATTGGTGAAGATAATGGTTTTTATGGTAAAAAACATTCTGAGGAAACTAAAAAGAAAATGAAAGAAAAACATAAAAAAATGTATGAAAATGGATATATTAATCCAATGAAAGGAAAAAGACAAACAAAAGAAAGTATTGAAAAAAATAGACAAATACATTTAGGAAAAAAAGTTTCAAATAAAACTAAATTAAAAATGAGAAATAGTATGATAAATTATATAAAAACAATATGTGGACAAATTAGACCAAACATAGGTAAAAATGAAATAAAGATTTTAGATAACCTTGAAAACAAATTTGGTTATAAAATAATTAGACAATATAGAGTTTGTGGTTATTTTGTAGATGGTTATTGTAAAGAATTAAATTTAGTTATTGAAGTTGATGAAAAGCATCATATTAATCAACAAGAAAAAGATAAACAAAGAGAACAAAATATTCAAACTAAATTAAATTGTAAAATTTTAAGGATTAAAGATTATGGTTAAATTAAATAATAGGAGGATAAGACAATGGGAATAACAACAGTTGGGTTATCAGTAGCAGCAGCAGCTCTTGTTGGGTCATATTCTACAAATCATTATATTGCTATAGGAACGAGTGGTCTTACATTTGCAAGTGGAAATACAATATTAGGAAGTGAGTTTGATAGAAATCAAGTGGATACAAATGATTTAAGTTTGGGAGAACAAGTTACAATGATTGCTAATTGGGCACCAAATGATGTTTCAGGATTAACGATGAAAGAGTTTGGAACATTTACAGCAGTTGGAAGTCAAATGTTAAATAGAGAAGTGTTAGCAGGCTCTTTGGTGTTTACCGGTGAGCAAGAGCTTCAAGTTCAGCAAACAATAACATTTGCAATTTAAAATGAAAAACAATAAATTTATAAACTTTGTTTATTTAATAATACTATAAGATGGCGGAATTATTTAGTCAATATGCTAGTGGTGTTCAGTTTAGTGCTGGAACTATAACTGGAAGTGTTAGTGGTGTTAGTGGTATTAATCCTATTGTTGATAGATTAAATTCTATTTCAGATGATAATGGAATTGTGAATGGAAGTTTTGCTGGACCTACAGCTAGTGGTACTAATTTAACAATATATGCTACAGGGCAATTTAGTGGAACGACAGCTATTGCATATCTTTCAGGAGGACAAATTGATAAAGTACCATCTGTTGGAGATGATATTACAAATAAAACATATGTTGATTCAGGAAAAGTTTATAATAAACGTGATGGAAATTATGGAAATAATGTAGGCTCTGGTACAGCTATACTTTCTTTTGATTATACAGAAGATAGATATACATATTTAATCATTGAATCAGATCTTGGAGCAACTAGTGATTCTCCATTTGTTGTAGCATTTTATGATGGTGCAACAAAATGTGGAGAAACAGGAATAATTCATACTTTACCAGCAGGAACATACCAAACAGCTGTTACTACAATCATTTCTCCAAAACCAACTCAGCATAATTATCCTGTTGTAACTTACGAAACAATAAAAACTGGAGGAAACAATGCTGCACCAAATTGGGGAACACCAACATTAGATAGTAGGGGACAGTGTTTTATGGATTTAACACCTCAACATCCAGATACAATTAAAATTATTCTAGCATCCGGTACAGCTCAATATCAAGATATAAATTATCAATATTACCAACTTTAAAATGGTAAACATATGGAACTTAATATTCGGAAAGAAAATAAGCTTAACTAGTTTAACCTCTGAGGACATTAAACGTGTCTTACCTAAAATCAATTATAAATTACTAAACCCAGCAAGACATTATTTACTCGACGAGAATTATGAATCTTGTACTCTAACTGACTTCAAAAA